GCTTGAAGTCGATGCCCGTGAGGAAGGCACGTGTGCGCCCGATGTCGCCAGCCTTCCAGTGGGTCTCTGGCTGGAAGTTGATGCGTGTACCGACAATGTTCTTGGCTACGTTGAATTTCTCAACCGAATCGGCAGGCTTGGTTTTCAAGCCAACCTTGAACGAGCCGAAGCCGTCGAGGACTACTCGGTCGCCATTACGCATGTGGCGAGCCATTACGTTGACGAGTTCACGCAGAACTGCGTAGACATCCGCCTGCTTTGCAGAGGTGTTTTCCTCAATCTCCTTAGAGATAGACTCGAGGTCGGCAACATCACTGACAACGGCACGTGCATAGAACTTGCCTTTGGTTTTACTCTTTGTGCGAACGTCTTGGTAAATCTTAAATTTTACTGACATAATACATTGATTTTAAGGGTTAATAAATAGATTTATAGAAAGCTATGCTTTGGATTTCTGTTCCTGCTGCTGTTCGAGAACCATTCTAAACAGTCGCTCTTTCTCTTGGTACTTTTGGAGGTTCCGCTTATCAGCCTCTCTTTTCTCTTTACGATCCTTGCGCTTAACGAACGACTTATAACGCTTGATGTTGTCGAGAACGTTCTTGTGCTGACGGAGGAACTCGGCTGGGTCAGTGCGGAGCAACTTGATGAGTTGGGCTATCTCTGAGCGTCCGAAGAGTATCGGGTGCTTGCAGAGGAACTTACCAGTGTCGTTGAATGATTGCAGCTCGGCAAATGCTTGAAGATTGCGGATGCGCAGTTCTGCCATTTCTGCTACGGCTTGTGCGGTTGGCTTTGTCTCCAGCAGTTCGTCGAGCTGCTTCATTTTGCGCCAAGTGTTGATGCGGTCGTTATAGATGACGGTTGCCATCTGTACGTCCGCATCAAGCAGGTTTTCCCATTCTATTCTTGGATACTCATCTTCTTTTTTTTTGGCGTATCCTCTGCCTTCTCCTGCTTAGAAGAAGCATCGTCCTTATCCTCTGAGGGAGCAGTAAGTTCCTCTGATGATTGCTCTGTAGACTCGTTTTCTTCAGAACCCTCTTCAGATGAATCATCGCCACCCTCTTCTTCCGATGGGTCCTCGTCGCCATCTTCAGAAGAGTTATTGGCGTTGACATTCTCATTATCCTCGTCGGCTGCTTGATTAGCATACTCACGTCGATTACGTACGATTTCGTCGTGCTCGCAATGGTCGAGAAGTAAGAAGAGTATCTCCTCGTGATTCTTCTCTGGCGAAAGGTCGAAGCGTGTAAAATCGGTAAGGTGAGGTGCTTTCTCGTGCAGCAGGGCAAGGTCGGCTTCCACAACTGTGGGGCTAACCAACTTATGGAAGTGCGTTAATTTCTCTTTTGTGCTGTACATATTATAAAAGTAAAATGGTGAATAAGTCCCCTCCCGTGATGGGGAGGGGTTCGAAGTTAGGCTTCAGTTCTTGAGACCTCGACAAGTGTTGTGGTGTCAAGAACTCGGAAGGTGATTGATGCACCTGTCTTCGCAGTCCATGTAGCACCCTCCTCGAGTACGAAGGTAGAACCGTCAGCGATGGTGGCTGCCTTATCGGTACCAGCACCAACGAGTGTGATGTATCTACCCTTATCGCTCTTGCTGAGTCCACTGACTGTAGCGATAGCAGCTGCTGCTGACGTTCCGTTTGGAATCGTGTATGTGTTACTGCCTGCTGTGATAGCTACATCTGTAGCATCCGCATTGATAGCAGTAGCAGCAGTAACCGCTGGGTTACCTGTGTAAATAAGAGGAAGGTCGACAGAACTGCGCTTGAAGGTAAGTGTGGTGTAACGACCGTCCTTATCGTCCTTAGTCTCAGTGTTAGAGAGGATGATAGGGCGTTCGAGTTCACCAACGATGTACCACTCCTTCTTCTTAATGTGCTTATAAAGAGCGATAAACTTACCACCGCTGTACTCCTCAATGAAGTTGTAGAGGTTCGCACGAGCTCCACCCATAACCATTACAAGCTGATTTTCGCCTGTCGTGGTGATGTCGCCTTTCTCTGTGGTACCAGTGAATGTTGGAATGTCGTGTGCCTCGAAGTAGTGTGGTATCTCATTCGGTTTCAAAGGAACAGGTGCAACCTCACGGTTAGCGTTAGGTTGTGGGAACTCCTTGGTGCGGTCGATTTGGTCGAGCGCAATGAGATAAACGATGTAAGAGATAGCACTACCGTGTGTATCTCTATCAGACACATCGTCTACGTGACCGAGCAATGCCATTGAGGCGAAGGTAACACCTGAACCAGTAGCTGCACCGAGAGAGTGGTCAAGCAGCGCAGCTACTAACATGAGAATGCCAAAAATCGCAAACGTAGCCATGAACATATTGCGTGACTGACGATTTGCGTAGTTAAATCCTTTCATAGGATTATACGCACGATAGCGTTTCTGAATATTGGGCTTTTTCATTTCTGTTTCTATTAATGATAATTATTGATTTAAGAAAGGAACTGAAGAGGTAAGCCGTCCCGAGCTTTTAATTCCATCGACTTTCCTCCCAGTTCCTTAGTCATTCATCTATCGAGCACCTGGTACGTTAGGCTGCAACTCCTTGTTGATGGTGCGCTTGCCACCGACGCAACGTTCCAACTCACGGAACTTGTTGTCGCTACCAAGAATTACCATGATGTAGTCGCCTACAGCTGTAGCTGTGAAGGCAGCCGTGATGCTGTCGAACTTACCAGACTTGTCAATCTTTGGCAACTTTGTTTTGTCACCGCACTCGATGCAGTAAGCTACACCAGCCTTCGCATTCTCGATATCGGTAATAGTTGTCAGTGTTGTGGCACTGTCTGTGACTTGCCAGAATCCATTGTTACCATCCACCTTATCGGTGATAGTAGCTGCAAAGAGGTTGATAAAGATCTGCTGCCACTCGTAGTTATTCTTGTCCATCTCATCCTTAGTTGAGAAGCGACGACCAGTGAATGAAGCAGAAGTACCCTCTTTCCATACGCTCCAAGCACGAACCTGCTCCATGTTCTCTTGCATATTCACAGAGAGCATCTCACCTGGTACATACTCAAGGAACTGAATGTTACCTGGTTCGTGTAACATCATGAATGGAGTCTGACCGAGATAAGGCAACCAAATGATGCGCATCGTAGTGTCTGGTACCACGCTCAATGCACCCATAGGTCCAGCGAAATCTGTGTCCTTACCATAGGTAGAACGTACGTTCTTAATCCACCATGCCTGATGGTTCTTATTCAAGTAAACGTAGTGGTTGTCGAGGTCCATGTCCTCAGTGATTGAAGCACGAACGTCAGCAATAAACTCTTGAACAGAAGCGAGGAAACTTGCCTGTGTATAGGTGCGATATGTACTATCATCGTGTGGTTTGATGTCGTACTGGTGTACATAGCGCAGCAAGGTGTAGAGAACACCAGTAGCAGCATTGAGGTAGCTACCTGCAACACCCTTATCAGGTTTCACGTAGATACCACGCATACGGCGTTTGTTCTGCTCAACCTGTGCAGCACGGAGGGTATTGAGCAACTGGTACTCAATCATAGACCACTTGATAGGGTCAGAGCCTTCCTTGTTGAGATACCCGATGTACTTACGCTCGATCTCTTTCATCGGACCCCATTCCATCTTAATCATGGCGTCGTCAACGTAACCATAGTGGTTCTCAATCTTCATACCGCCCTTGAAGACCTCACCAGACTGGTAAGCCTGAGAAACCTCATCGAAGAAGGCGTTGAAAACAAGACCACGGTCCTGGTAACCGTAAGCGACTGGGAAGAACTGAGTAAGATCGCGCACCTGTAGAACACGTGCGATGAGGGCATCCTGACGAAGAACAACGAACTGATCGCCAAGTCCTGCATTGTCTACTCCATCGTAGTTTGTAGCGTAAGTTCCCTTTGCAAGCGCAGCTGCATCAAGCATCTTATTCTGCTGAAGGTACTGATAGCGGTGCTTGAGTGAATTAGCATAATTGCGAACCTCCTTATAGAAGGCAGCACCATCTACTTGCTCGTCAACCTCTGGCAGAGACGCAGCTGCACGTGGGTTAGCTGCAATCTGATTCCAACGATTCTTCATTGAGAAGAAAGGATGCTCAACACCAAAGAGGTAATCAGCTGTGTTAGCGAAACCATTAACACTCAGAGGAATAGTATTCACTGTTTGCGCAGGCACATCAGGTGCAGGGTTTGAACCCATAGCTTGAATATCAGCACGCATACCCTTGATACCATCGAGGATTCCTTCAAGAGTAGCATTACTCTGAGGTGCAGAAGGCTCTGTGCCATTATTGTTAGCTGACGCAGAAGGTTCACCACAATTCAGAACAGCCTGAATGGTGTTCAGCATCTTCTGAAATTCATCCGCCTGCTGAGCTGTCTTCTGTGCAGCTTGTTCGGAAGCAATGTCATCAGTAAGCGTACTCTGGTACTTCTTCTGATACTCTGCAACGATAGAATTGAACTCATCCTGTGACAGACTTTTGTCTTCAAACTTCTGTTTAAATCCAAGAAATTCGATGACACTC